GAACAAGAATTACAACAAACTTTGTCAGAATATTATGAGATTAAAAATATTGATGTAACAGACCCTCATAAGGCTGCAACAATACAAAGACCAAAAGAAGGTGACCTAATTTATCTTCCCAAGTCTCCATTTGATCATGGATTTTTTGTAATCAAATATGTTGAATGGAGAAACCCTTGGTATCCTCTTGGTACTACCAATACATTCACATTGACATTGGAAAGATTTGAATATTCCGGTGAAAAAATTAATATACTAGTAAATCCCATCGATGAAATTAATACAATAATTCCAAAATCAAATTATCAACGATTTGCTGGTACACTACAAGTTGGCGGTTCCGGAACATTTGATTTAAATACTACTGTTTATATTCATCCAAATCAAACAAACTTTACTAATGCTGTTACTGCACAAATTTTTAAATTTAATTCAACAAATCGTACATTTGAAGTTGGATTGTTAAGTAATTTTGACCCTGAAGTAAGAGACGGTAATACATTTGATTCTGTTTGGAGACAGTATAATAATTATTGGTTATCAAATTCCGATAGGTCAATTCAGTGGAGAATCACTACATTGAGTAAAGACGACCAAGTTGTAGATGATGATAGGGATATTCAAAATGTATTCGATGAACTGAAAATTATTGATTTAAATGACCAAAATGATTTTGGTTTCTTCTAATAAATACTCCTAGAACTCAGGAGTGTATTCCAAGTGTTAAATTACCAATTGTATTACTACAATGCATGTATAAGAAAAAGTATTGTGGCTTTCGGTGCAGTATTTAATAATATTCTAATTAAACGAAAAGACCAAAATGGAGTAATTACAGAAACTCTTAAAGTTCCTATTAATTATTCATCGTCTAAAAAATATATTAGTAGATTACAAAATAGACCTGAAGTGAATGAAATTCCAGTGGCAATCACTTTACCTAGATTGTCATTTCAGATGAAAAATATATATTACGATACAGATAGAAAATTACAACCAACTCAACAGTTCAGGTCATTGAGTGTTCAGGGTGGACAACAAACTTCATTTGTACCAGTTCCATATAATATTGATATGGAACTAAGTATTCTTGCAAAGAATCAGGACGATGGACTACAGATATTGGAACAGATTCTTCCTCAATTTCATCCTGCATTGACAGTAACAATTCAAATGGTTTCCGAAAATCAGGAAGAAAAAGATATTCCAATTGTACTGAACAGTATTGGTTTAATCGATGAGTATGAAGGTGATTATACAGATAGGTCTTATTTGGAATGGACTTTAAATTTTACAATTAAAACATATATTTTTGGTCCGATTTCAACCGGTAAAGACATTCGTAAGGTCATTGTTGATTACAACAGTAATATTTTGAGACCACTTTCAACCGAAGTACATTATGAAGCGGAAGTTCAGTCTACTGATGTACCACCGATACCAAGAGACGATATTAATCCACTAACTGATGAATATCGTGTAGTCGAAAGTATATCTGAACGTTCAGAAGATGATGATTATTTTGTAGTTTCGTAGGAGTTTTATAATGTCTAAATTAGATGAAACATTTGGATTTGAATCTACTCCAAAAGAGGTGGAAATTGTCAAATCCACTTCACGTGATTTGAAAAATGCTTCTCGTTCAATTGATTTAACAAAAGATTACGATTTTGTTCGACAAAACCTATATGACCTGATATCAATGGGTCAAGAGGCTCTGGTCGATGCGTTGGAAGTTGCTAAAAATTCCGAACATCCTCGTGCATTTGAAGTTGTAGGTCAAATGATTAAAAATGTAGCTGATGTGTCTGATAAATTGATGTCTCTACAGAAAGATATTAAACAAATAGAAGAAGATACACCAAAACGTGAAACAAATGTAACGAACAATACTATCATCGGTACCACATCTGACATCATAAAAATGTTAAAACAGAGTTCAAAATCAAAAGATTTAGATGACGATGAATAAATAAATTTGAAATAATATAAAAACACTCTGATGGCTATTCTTAGACGAAATCTCACTATAACTTCAGGGGTTGATTATGAAAGTCCTCCCCTAGAGATTTTTAATGCCAACGGGACACCATATGATTTCGGTGATAATGATGTAGTTGCATTATTCAATAAAACATTGATGGAAGTTGATGTTTTAGCGGATGTATTAACATACGTTTATTTTGAATTCAGAGTTTCTGTTGAAGATAATATTGTAACTCTATACTATGACAATGATGGAGACCCTTGGTATCTCGATGAAGGAAAATATCGATACATTGTTAATGTAGTTGATACCGATGAAGTAAAAATACCAATCGTTGAAGGTGAATTAACTGTTTTAAAGGATTTAACAGTTGAATCACCAAACATAGACCCTTCACCTCCTCCTTATTTGAGATTTGAAGGAACACCTAGTCCAAGTGAACCTGATTTTCCCACATTTGGGATGTTATGGAAAGATATAAGTATTCAACCTCCTGTATTAAAAATATGGAGTGGTAATGAGTGGTTATTAGTTGGTACAGAAGGAACTCGTAATTTTATTATTGACTATGCTGGTTTAACTGATGGTTCTGTACTGGTATACAATCAAAATTCAGATAAATGGGCAACAGATTCAACAGTTTTAACATTAACAGATGGAGGTAACTTCTGATGGCCAACACAATTAGAATTAAAAGACGTGCTTCTGGTAACCCTGGAGCTCCCACTACGTTACAGAACGCAGAATTAGCATATAATGAAGTAGATGACGTACTTTATTATGGTAAAGGTACTGGAGGTGCTGGCGGTTCTGCTACTACAATTCCTGCAATTGGTGGTCCTGGGGCATTCATGACCCTTTCCACCAATCAAACAATCACTGGAACTAAAAATTTTACTGGAGCGACAATTACCGTTCCGACGAAGACTCAAGGTGACAATAGTACGAATGCCGCTTCTACTGCTTATGTTGATACTGCTGTTGGAACTGTACAGTCAACTTTTACTGTAAGCGGTAATACTGGTAGTTTTACATTTGCTACTGGTAGTACCTTAAGTATTGCTGGTGACAATACAATCTTAACTACTGTAGCTACACAACCTAGTGGTAGTAATGTAAGCTTAGCGTTAAGTATTAAAGACGCCTCAATTCCAAATTCAAAATTAGCAAATACAACTATTACATTGGGTACAACATCAGTTGCCCTTGGAAGTTCTTCTTCTACTTTATCTGGACTTGATAATGTAGGTTTAAGAGATACTAGTGCTGCTTTTGATGTTCGGATTGGAGCTACATCTGGTACAACTCTAACTGCAAATAGAACTCTAACTCTTGATGTTAGAAATGCTAATAGAACAATTTCATTAGCTGGTAATTTAAGTTTAGCTTCTTCTTTTACTACATCTGGAGCTAATGCTCTTACTCTTACTACCACAAATACCACCAACGTAACGTTACCAACTACAGGTACACTTTCCACTTTAGATGGAACTGAAACATTTACCAATAAAACCATTTCAACTGGTTCGACTTGGAACGGCAACACGATTGCAGTTGCGTATGGTGGAACTGGAACTACCAATGGTTCTATCACAGGTACTGGTTCACTAACATTTACCGCTGGAGGCACAAATACAAATATTAACCTTGTTCCAAATGGAACTGGTACAGTTGATGTAGCTAGTAAAAGAATTACCAATGTAGCTGAACCAACACAATCAACTGATGCTGCCACAAAAGGTTACGTAGATGCTACAAAGACTGGTCTTTCTGTTAAAGACCCAGTTAGAGTAGCGACAACGGCTAACTTAACTGTAACATACAATAATGGAACATCTGGAGTTGGTGCCACTTTAACTAACTCTGGTACATTGGCTGCTTTATCTATAGATGGTGTTTCTTTATCAGTAAATGACCGAGTATTGGTTAAGGACCAAAGTAGCACATTACAGAATGGTGTGTACGTAGCTACTACAGTAGGTTCGGGTGCGGTTGCTTGGGTACTTACAAGAGCAACTGATTTTGATAATAGTATTGCCGGTGAAGTTAGTGGTGGTGATTTTGTATTTGTACAGGAAGGTACAACACAAGCAGATAACGGATACGTTGTCACCACTGATGGAACAATTACAATTGGTACTACTGGAATTACTTGGGCTCAGTTCTCTGGCGCGGGTCAAGTAATCGCAGGTGCTGGTTTAACAAAAACCGGAAATACCTTAGATGTAGTTGGAACCTCCAATCGAATTACAGTTAACGCTGATAGTATTGATATTGCTTCTACTTACGTTGGTCAATCTTCAATTACTACTTTAGGTACAATTACAAGTGGTACTTGGAACGGAAGTATTGTTGGCCCAACTTATGGCGGTACTGGTGTTAATAATGGTTCAAATACAATTACACTGGGTGGAAATGTAGTAACTGCTAATTCATTCACTACCAGTGGTAATTTTGCATTAACATTAACAACAACTGCTTCCACAAACGTAACTCTACCAACCACAGGTACACTTTCTACTTTAGCTGGTACGGAAACTCTTACCAATAAGACAATTTCCACCGGTTCAACTTGGAATGGAAATGTGGTGGGTGTTGCTTATGGTGGTACTGGATTATCATCTTATGCAGTTGGTGATTTAATTTATGCTTCTGGTTCTACTACTTTAACTAAATTAGCCGCCGTTGCAACTGGTAATGTTCTTATCTCTGGTGGAGTTACGACTGCTCCTTCATGGGGTAAGGTGGGTCTAACTACACATGTTTCTGGCACTCTAGCTGTTGGAAATGGTGGTACTGGAATCACTACGGCAACTACAAATGGTATTATCTATGGAAATGGAACAAGTGCATTTGGAGTGACTGCTGCTGGTACTTGGGATGCTACCAATGGGGTTGGTCAACTTCTATCGATAAATTCTTCAGGAGTACCCACTTGGACCGACATAATCGATGGTGGTACTTTCTAAATAATTCGAAGATACGGGGACTATATAGTCCCCTTTATTTTGCTAGATAGCTTAGAGGTAGCCATATGGCACAAACTATTAGAGTCAAACGTTCATCTGTTGCTAGTAAAGTCCCATTAACCACGGATTTGTCATTAGGTGAATTGGCAATTAATACTTATGATGGTAAATTATTTCTTAAAAAGAATGTCACCGGAACCGAGTCAATCGTAGAAGTTGGCAGTATTCCCGATGGAACAATCACTAGTGCCAAAATTGCAGATGGCACCATTGTTGATGGGGATATTAGTGCTTCTGCTGCAATTGCAATATCAAAACTTGCTGCATCGACTATTTCTGGTGTTAGTCTTGGTAATAATTTAAATACATTGACTTTAAACACATCAGGCACAGGATTATCTGGTTCCACCACTTACAATGGTTCTGGGGCTACTACTTTCACCGTAACCTCTAATGCTACATCATCAAACACTGCTTCAACTATAGTTGCTCGTGATGCTTCAGGTAACTTTAGTGCTGGTACAATTACAGCAACTTTGTCAGGAACAGCAACACAAGTTTCCAATGCACTAACATTTAATAATGGAGGAGCTGGAGCAGCATCAGGAACCACATTTAATGGAGCTTCTGCTCAAACTATTTCTTATAATACTCTGGGTGCTTCTCCATTAGCTGGTTCTTCTTCTCTTACAACTACAGGTACTGTTACTTCAGGTACATGGAGTGCTAGTTTTGGTGCAATATCTGGGGCGAATCTTACCAATTTAACTGCTGGAAACCTTTCAGGAACTATTCCGAGTGCTGTCTTAGGAAATTCTTCTCTCAATATTGGAACGACTTCGATTGCTCTTAATAGGGCATCAGCAAACCAAGGGCTAACTGGTATCAGTAGTATTGCTATGCCTGGAGCAACTTCAGGTACTATTACTATAACGCCAACTGCTACTGCTGGTACCACTGCAATAACTATTCCGGCAACTACCGGAACCCTTATAACTACTGGTGATACTGGTACAGTAACTTCTACTATGATTGCTGATGGCACCATAGTAAATGGAGATATAAGTGCTTCAGCAGCAATTGCTGTTTCTAAGTTAGCTGCTTCTACAATATCGGGAGTGACGCTGGGTAATAATTTAAATACCCTGACCTTGAATGTCTCTGGCACTGGATTAAGTGGTTCAACTACCTATAACGGTTCTGCAGCGTCCACATTTACTGTTACTTCTAATGCTACCAGTGCAAATACGGTATCAACAATAGTAGCAAGAGATGCTTCTGGTAACTTTAGTGCCGGAACTATTACCGCAACTTTATCAGGAACATCTACTCAGGTATCTAATTCGTTAACATTTAATAATGCCGGAACCGGCGCTGTCTCGGGAACTACATTTAATGGGGCTGCAGCCCAAACAATTTCTTATAATACAATTGGTGCACCTAGTACTACCGGTACCAATGCTTCGGGGACATGGGGAATAAGCATAACTGGAAGTTCTGCATCATGTACTGGTAACTCAGCTACTGCAACTACTGCCACTAACGTGGTAGGTACATCTGGTCGAGTACTTTATAACAATGGAACAAACACAACTACCACTTCGGCAAATTTAGCTTTTGATGGAACAAATTTGGCAGTTGGTGGTACAGTTACCGCAAACTCTGACATTTCTTTGAAAGAAAATATCAAGGAAATTCCAGATGCTCTAAATAAAACTCTTTCTCTCCGTGGAGTAGAATATGATAGAAAAGATAATGGTGAACATCAAATTGGTGTAATCGCTCAAGAGGTAGAAAAAGTAATACCGGAATTGGTAAAAGAATCAGAATCTGGCATAAAATCTGTTGCATATCAGAATATGGTTGCACTATTAATTGAAGCCATTAAAGAACAACAGTCATATATAAATAAATTAGAAAATAGAATCGAAACACTAGAAGGAAAAATTGAATGATTAATTACGTTGTTGGTGAATACACGGACCAAGATAAAACTGTAACTGTTACGTATATCAACGAAGAACAATTAACTTACACAAGAACAGTAAATATTCCTAGACTAGAGGATGGTTCTGTTGATGAAGAATATTTTCAAGAAATCCTTGATGGTCAACTTAGAGGTGTTGAAAACAAACTTAAAATTGGTTTAATCGATTTTCAAACATCCGAGGAAGAACAAGTAGCCCCATTAAGTGAATAATAGAAAAAGACCCTATTATAGGGTCTTTTTTATTCTAAATAAATTTGAAATAAATTCAGAGTATCAAATGGAAAACTCTAGAGATAAATGGATTCAAAGAATTCAAGAAGAAAAAAAGAGACCAATTACTCCAAGTGAAAAAGATTATGTTAAATCTGTAATTCGTTCGATGATTGGTCTTAAAAATGGCGGTGACCAAGGTAAATTAGGTAAAGCTGGTTATGCTGTAATGCAAGTCAGTGAATTTGGTATCGATGAAGAAGTCGAAAAGAAACCAAATGGTGTTATAGATAAACCACCAAAACCACATAAGTCATTGAAAGAAATTTCCAAAATTCATAAAGTTGATATTGAAACTCTCAAAAAACAACTTAAAAAAGGAATTAAAGTTGAAACAGAACATACTAATGACTTAGACCAAGCAGAAATTATTGCTCTGCAACATCTTGAAGAACTTCCCGATTACTATGACAAACTAGAAAAAATTGAAGAAAATCATAAAAAACTTGAAAATGAAAAAACTTCTGACGAAGAGTTTTACATGGCAAGAAACGAATTAAGTCAGATTCAAAATGCTGTCAAGCGATTGAACAAAAAACTTGGAAATAAAGAAGGTCAACTTCCAGCTTGGGTTCAATCAAAGATAACAAAAGCAGCTGATTATATTGATACTGCTGCTGATTATCTCACTTCTGATACAGAAGAAATTGAAGAAGCTTTGTCCCCGGAAGTCGAACGTATTGCTAATAAACTTCCAGAAGAAGATTTTAAAAAACGATACGGAAAGAGATGGAAACAGGTCAAAATTGCAACTGCACAAAACATTGCAAAGAA